CTCCTAATTATTATTCCAATAATAAATGTTTTTACCAGATTTGCCATAAGTTCTTCTTCTTTGCATTAGAGATCCTTTGCCAAATTCTGCCTTCTCTTGTTCTAGTCTCATCTCTTCTAATGCTTTCTCAAATTGTGCTGTAAATAACGGCACTCTTTCGTCTTCCATTAGATAAATTGAAGCATGTTTTAAAGCACCATATAAGTAAGCATCTGGATATCCTGTGGATATAAAGTTCGTTTCATTAGAACTACTTAGAGCATCAATGGTACTAAAGTATGTTAATTGTAGCGTATAACTTGAGTCAGGGGTAGGTGCTAGCTCCAATGAATTATCTACAATCGCATAGTAAACTGGTTTACCAGTTACGTTATCAATAGACCTTCTATAAACATCTAATGATTCCATAGACTGTTGGAATAATGGCTTGAAGTCACCAGAAGTTATTTCTATGTTTATAGCTTCTAACCAGTCAGTTGGTAAAGACATATACTGTCCATCTGCTGTTGCAGTGGCTCTTTTTACCATGTCTTTGTTTCTTAATCTTCTATTAAATTCTGCTTCAGTTGCATCAATAAAAAAATCAAGCTCACTTGTTAGGTCTGATCTATTTAAGAAATTTGCAATATTAGTTTTTAATTCATCGTATGTCATACTTTACCTTTCCATGTTCTAAATGGTTTGTTATCTGAGTGGTTAAGCCATTTCTTCCATCGTGCAGAATCTTGTGACCATCCTTCTCGAACTGCTCTTTGATATACCACCATTGGTATTTCTGCTACATGGCGTAAATCTTTACCAGGTGTATTTTGAGAAAGCGTTTTTACATAGTCAAGTGTAGGTTGTATGTCTTGCTGAGTGTGATAAATAATTTTATCGTCCTCTGTTGCAAATACGGACTTAAAACCTTTTTTGTGATCTATTAATGTTGTCTTAGCCATGTGTAGATTTTAGCACAAAAAAAAGGGATGCCGAAACATCCCTTTAAGGTAATTGACTAAACTTACGATACGTTTAAGTCAGAAACGATACTGTGAGCAGCCTCGTTAGATACCTCTAAACCAAATTCCACTATAATCATCTTGGTTTGAGCATCTCCTATAGTAGCAATATCAACAGTTTTAAAGTCTCTTAGGTAAGACACTTTAGCAAACTCTGGATCTACTAATAGCAATGATCTTTCTCTTGATCTGTTTGATGGAACGATTTTTAGTTCCCCAAAGTCAGAAGAGTAGACAGCTACTGAAGCTTCCACAGTGTTTGCATCAATGTTTTGTCTAGCTTGAGTTCTACCTGTGAAACCAGAAATAACTTGCTTATTGTGAGGGCCACAAATTGCTATTGTAGGTTCTCCACCATTTGCAAAACACTTTTGTAAAGAAACTTTTAACAAATCTTCTGTTAAGTCTCTTTGTGTTCCGTCAGTTGGAGCAGTTCCACCACCAGTAGGTGCAGTTCCAGTTTGGTTGTTGAAGTTAGTTTTAATCCATGACTCAAAACCACCAGTTACCCTAGCTGTTGTAGCGTCACCAGTTGTTTTAGCGCCTTTTTGACAAAGTGCTTCTTCCATATCTCTTTTCAATGCTTTAGACATAATAGCTAGCTGATGAGCCATTTCTGACCTTTTACCAGCTGGGTCTGAAGCGTCTTGTGAGCCAGTTACAGTTGCATCTCTTTTTGAGATCATTGCAACATTACTTACTCTAGTTGTCGCTGTAGCAGTAGATCTTGAAAGTTCAAAACCTTCTAACTGCCCAGTTGCTACTGGTGTAGGTAATACTTCTGTCTGCCAATCAAATACCACGTTCTTAATACTTTTTTTGCCAATTGATGACATAAAAGGTGTTTGCATTGGAGAAATGTTGTAAATGATATTACTTAGATCTTCTCTGTCAGCTGTTGCCGAATATGTGTCAAAGGCGTTTGTTACTTTAGCCATTCTTATACTCCTGTATAAATAAAATTATTTTAAAAATTGTTCAAAAACTTTAGCAGCATCCTGGACTCTTCCAGTTTTTGCCAAAGTCTGTTTTGCTTTTTTCGCTGGTGCTGCCGATTTAGGTCGGTTAGTCGTTCCAGGTCTTGCTACTCTTGCAGGTGCTTTTTGTGTTGGTTTCTTCTTCGTGGCTTCAACTGTTTTAGAGTTTAACCAAGCGTTTCTTAAACCAAGCAAAGCACGATAATCATAAACCTGTTGAATTTCTTGAGGTGTATAACCTAAAGTATTCACGGCATAGTCGCTGATAGCTTGCTTTTCTTGTGACGCAATCTCTTGATTTTGCCATTCGGGAATAATTTCAAGAAGTTTTTGCTGACCAAACTCAACAAATTGTTGAATCTGAGATTGCTGTTTAACTTGTGCTTCTTGTTGAAGCCTTTGGTTTTCAGCATTTACTGCACCTAACTTTTCTTTCTTTTCATCCCAAAGCTGCTTTTCTCTGACGTAGCCGACAGGATCATCTTCGTACAAAGTGTTCCAATCTGGTTCGTTAGCCAATTCGCCCTGTAGTTGGGCTTCCATCTTCGGTAACAACTGCGAATAAATCGCATCTCTTTGCGCTAACTCTGCTTGCTGCTGCTCAATAGTTTTTTTCTGTTGAGAGAGTTCTTGAGTTTTACGCGTATAATCTTGCTGACGAGAATATCCATTAATAAGTTCATCCTGCGTGACCTCTATTTCAGAGCCGTCTACTTTGACTCTGTATACAGGTTGCTGAGTTTCTTCTTCAACTTCTGTTTCTTCTTCAACTTCTTCGTCTTCGTATTCAGAATCTTCATCATCTTCATATTCTTCTTCAGATAATTCAGGTTCTTCTTCTAAGACTTCTTCTTCTACCACTTCTTGTTCTGTGACTGTTTCTTCAACCTTGTCCTCTTCAGGGGTTAAAAAACTTTCAAACGCAGAAGTAGCAACTTCCCTATCGGTTTGTAAAGCAGTCGGTTTATCCGTTATTGCCATAATAAATACTCCTTAATTGTATTTAAGAGTATTTTAGCTTAATAATGTAAAAAAGGGAAAGATTTAGCCTATATTCCTAATCTTGTTAATATTAGATTGTGTAAGCTTTCCTTTTTCTGCAATGATACGCAGATGTCTTTCGACCTCTGGTAATAATAATAATGATCTGTGTATGTCTTCTCTAGCAGCAACATCGTTTATTTCTCTTGAGTTTAACCAATGAGTTATGTATTCATTTTTAAGGTTTTCTATTGCTTCCTTAAAAACATCTGATGTTAATATTTGTTCTGCTTGTGCTGCTTTTAGCACTTCATCATGTGATACTGACATTTAGAATAATCCTCTTGGGTTTAATTGGTTGACTGAAAATCTATCATTAGCAACTGGTTGCTGAAGTGACAGTAAGTTTTTTTCTAAATCAGCCAGTCTTGTATCATAACCAGATAAGTCTGGGGCTTGATAACTTGGCATTTCTATGCCTTCTCTAGCTATACTTAAAAAATCATCTCTATAATCTTTAGGATTAAAAGCTGGTAAATCTTGCTGGGTAATAAACTGACTTAAATCTGGTTGGTCATATACAGGTAAATCTTGTTGAGTAACAAAATTACTAAAGTCTGGAAGATTTAAGTTTTCTATTGAAAAGTCACTGCCATTAGGAACTTGTGGAATCATCCCTGGTAAATCTTCTTGAGTAACAAACTGACTAAAGTCTGGTTGAGATGGCAAACCAAATAAATTAGTAAAGTCTATTCCAGAATCAGCTATTTGTTGACGAATTGCGTCTACGTCAATGTTACTAAGATCAAGTCCTGGTGCTTGCGCTGGTGCTTGTCCAAGAAATTGGTTTAAGGGAGGTAGTTGTTGTTTTCTATCATAAGGCATCCTGTAACCACCAATACCTTTTCCTAAAACACTCATGTCGTCAGGCTCTTGGTATACTGGAGGTTGTCCTAGTGATTGCGCTGGAGGTTGTGCTGGTGCTTGAGGCATTTGCGCGTTTAATTGTTGTTGTGTATATCCGCCTGGTTGTTCTGGTGAGTAACTTACTCCAGATGCCATAATTTGTGACATTGGTATGCCGCCAGCTATGGAACGTGCGTATTGTTGTCCAGTTGAATATGATGGGTCAGACGTTGGTATTGTGTAGCTACCAAAGTCATCTGGGCCTAATTGATTTTGTTGTTTTTTATTCTTCAATATAGAATTTAAAAAATTCTGACCACCTGTTGTGGTTTCATTCAAATTATCAATACTACCAATGTTGGCACCAGAATCAATTAAAGGGCCTAAATCACCTAATGCTGCTATATATTCTTCTGGGGAGTATGTAATCATATTAACCTGTTACCAATTTATCTATTTTTTTGTCTAGCTTATCCAAACGATCTATAACTCTATCTATGCTAATTGTAAGCTCATTCTTAGTTACATAATCTTTTGCAACTTCTTCGCGAGTCTTATTTAGCAGTATATCAATTCTTTTCAATTCTGTCGCGTTGGTTCTTATGTTATGTATAATTGGAGCAAATACTAATGTCATTACTATATTCCAAAACATCATTCCATCTGCCTCCATTAGTAACTCCAGATATGCGGTCTTGGTCTGCCTTCAGAGTCTTTAGATATGTCTAGGTGTATAAACCTAGCACTACCTTTTTGATTGACTCCAACACCAGTAAAACCATAATTTCTTGCTTTTGATAATATATCTAAGGCTTGCTTACCTCTTACGCCTATGTCTGCTGCTAATCCCAATGCGTGTGTGCCTGGTTTAGATTTCTTTGCTTCTATAGGATGATCTCCACATCTGTAACCAGATGTTATCTTGAATGGAAAACCGCAATCAGTTCTGAGCTTTTGTAGTTCATCTATAAGCTCATGCTCTATTTTGTTTTCTCCACAATGCTTACAAGCAAACTCTTCTAATGTAAAATTATCCCAACTCATTTTGCAACTCCTTTAGTTTTTTCAAAAGTTCTTAATCCACCAAGTCCCAACATACCCATTAGCACAGTCATTAGTGATCCCATGTCAAAGGATGGTAATACAAAAGAGACTCCAGCTGCTGAAAGTCCAAAGATAATAATAGGCTGTAGTAAAAAGTGGTATAGAAGGGCTACACCGCAAGTCCAGCCAACAAACGGCCTCCAGCCAGCAACAAATAAAGATTTATGACCAGCTTCAATTTTATTAATTTCCACTTGTGCCATATTCGCTTTATGTAATTCGGTTTTAAGTTCATGGTTTAGCTTAGCTTGCAAATCCTTGTCGGGTATTAATTTATTAACTATGTCGCTTACTGGGCCTATTAATTTATCAATCATTTTTTTCCTTTAGTTTTGATCTTTCTTATGTAAACTTAAAAAATATTCAGCATCTACTAATGCTAATGGTTTGCTTCTATTTCTTTTTATTATAACCAAAGGTTCGTAATCTTTACAGTTTTCTTGTGATTGTTCGTATGCTTTCCATACATTTACAGCTTCTTGATTTTTACATTCTATTGAGTAAGGAAACTGTTTGCGGGACTGAACGCCCATAATGACATCTTCTCCATTAGAACCCATAGGTCTTGACTCTAAGTCTTCTGGGTCAAAACCAAGTAATTCAATTAGCTTGTCTACCACCCATTGTTGCAAAGCTCTTCCTTTAGCTTTAGCAGATGATGGCTTCATTTTTTATTTTTCTTAACTTTCTTTTTTGGTGGTCTTCCAACTTTAGTTCCGTATGTTCCTTTTCCTTTTGGCATAATTGCTCCTATTTGATAGTATAAATACACAAAGGCTTTTCTTTGCCCTTAACTGTAATTGGTTTTAATAATTTTAACTCAAAACTACAATTTTTGGCAGTCTCTTTACCTATCAATATATCTACCCCCACTTCCTTAGTAGCTGATTCAAGTCTAGCCGCTGTATTTACTGGGTCGCCTATTGCAGTATAATCAAATCGTGTATCGCTTCCCATATTACCTACAATTGCCTTTCCTGTGTTTATGCCGATACCTATCTCTATTCCTAAGTTGGCTTTTGCCATATCTTGTTGTATTTTCTTCCCTGCTTGGATTGCTTTATTCTCATGCTCATCTAAATCTATAGGGGCTGAGAATATAGCCATCATTGCATCACCAATATACTTATCTACCATACCTCCAAATTCTTGTACTGCATTAGCTTGAATCGTTAAAGTCTTATTCATAATCTCAGTAACTTCTTCTGGCTCTAATCTTTCAGATAAAAATGTAAATCCGCGAACATCTGTAAACAAAAATGTGCAGTATCTTTTTTCACCACCAAGTTTTAATAACTCTGGATTATCTTGTAGTTTTTTAACTTGTCTTGGATCTAGGTAATGCTCAAACTGTTTTTTAATCTGTTGACGCAATTTATATTGTTTTTGGTAGTTAAAATAGAAGGCAATAGTAGAAGTTATGATCTGAGAGATAAAAGTCCATGAAAAATCAATCAAAACACCCTTTTGTATGCTAAAAGCTCCTGAGAGGCTTGTGGTGAAGAGTAAAATTACAACTATACCTAATCCATTAACTATATTGAGATAATTGATTGCAAGCCATGTCAGAGACACAAAAATTCCAAAAATCAAAATTTCTGCTGCCAAAGACCACTCTGGAATCCTTGGAGAGTTTTCTATAAGAATTGACTCGGATAATGCCGCTTGAATTTTATGAGGTTCTAGCAATCCTGCTGGAGTTGCAATTTGTGGCATGATTCCTGGAGCAGTAATCCCAAGAAAAACAAATTTACCAGCAACATCCATTTCTTTTAAATTGGTTTGTGGTGTGTCTACCCAACTTATCCATTTACGACCAAGGCTGTCTGTTTTGATTGGAGGCAATCCTCTTACACTTATTTCTTGTATACCAAGATTATTGGTTGTGATGATGTAAGTTTTTGCATCTACCAAACTTTTTAGCACTTCTATGCCAAAGGAGCTTACATATCCATCTGGAGTTTTTAATAGTAATGGTATTCTTCTGACTAGGTTGTCAATATCAGTGGGTGCAGCAGATATACCTTCTTGTATATAATTAGTTCTAAGGTTGTAAGTATTCTGTACTACACCCTTGGAAAGCATA